GGGGGGGGCGTTTGTCACACGTCCTAGGTGGAACATGATCCACCTAGCCTTACCCTTGATCCCGACTTATTTACGGTAAGCCGGAAACGCATTTCCCGCACGCGCACGCGTCACCTTCACACACAGGATCCAGTTGACACGGCACAAAGTGGAGATAGGCCATGCCTTCATCCTCGAGAACTACGTGCTTCTTCGGCATGAAATCTGCCGAGGTGCGAATGCGCCTGATCAACATCTCTGTGACCGCGCTGTCGGCCCAAAAGGAGGGCCCACCACGGGTCTCCTCCAAATGAGTCATAAGACGCTGCTCTACGTCTTGTATTTCGCTAGCCCCCCCATAGGTTTCTTCCCACCAGTCCAGCGTCTTATCATAAGCACGCAAGCCGGTATTGGTCAGTCTGGCCTTCAGGCCCAGGGAGAGCTTTTTCCTAACTAGCCCGTCATGGGCTGTGACATCGAGGTCTCCATAGTAGTAGAAGAACACCCTCAATATCGGCACAAGAGACCAGGCGTGCGTTGACAGGGCGAGTCCCTTCAGCCGTTGAAGGATTCCCGTGTCGTCACCGCGCTTGACCCCTTGCACTTGTTTGGCCGTAAAAAACGATTTGCACAATACCCTTGATACCGTCGGCACGAGCAGGTGAGTTGGCCGCCCTCGTGACAAGACAGGCAAAAACTCCCCGCTGCAGTAGTCGGCAGCAGTGGGCGGAACAGCTTTCATTTTACAGACAAAACCAAGTTCTGATTCTATCCATCTTGCCATCCATGGCGCCGCATGTGCAGACAATCCATGAACCCGAAAACCATTGCGAAACCATTTTATGGCCAATAATCCATCATCGCCAAGCCCTAGCATGTGGAACGTACAAGTCACCCCGAACTCTTCACAGAATGCAGCAATTGCGCCGCCAATCCCTGTGAAGTTGAGCACTGAGTTTCCCGTACTTGTGTTTTGGTCACCACTTTTGCGAGTAAAGGGACATCGATAGGCGTGGTAGCGTCCATAGCCTTTGGTAAAACCTTGAGCTTCCAGAGCCTCCGCGGATGCGGCGGTCATTGGGAAGTGGTTATAGAAAGCTATTTCGCACCGGTGAGCGCCTTCGCCCTGAGTAGAATCATACTGCGAGTAGTCGTTTTTCACACACTCGTAATCATCTCTCACAAAGTGGTCGTCGAACCACTGACCCGCCCGGTCAGCGGTTCCCCCGCTCGTGTAGGAATAGCGGGGCCAATCACTGGATGTACACTTTTCAAGGTTGACATCATTGTAGGCATGCGAGAGTGCTTTGC